GAACAATGTGTTACATGTGGTCAGATAGTTGATGACTGCTGTCAAGGAGAAGTAGCATGCGAACCAAAAACCCAGTCGCAAGAAGCCTGAAACTACGACGATTCAGGCTCAAAATAGTCAAACCCCGCAAAGGTAAGGGGTCTTACACAAGGAAGGGCAAGTCCCTTCCTTTTTCTATGTGCTTGTTTTTACTAAATAAAAACATCGATTCTCAGGGCCTTCAGCAACGATAGCCGTGTCTAACTACCTTCAGGTCCCTCAGAATCAGCATCTATAGGCTGAATAACGCAATCTATAGGCTGATAGTACAGATAAAACGCATCACAGTTAGGGCAGGACAGGTTTGATTGAATATATTCCCTGTCATCTGCATCTTCATAGTCGTGGTCACCGCCCCATATTAGCTGATGTCCACATGACCAGCACTCAGGTTGAGACGCCATCTTTTTTCTCACACTTCCATCCTGTTACCGCTATCGGTGATTTAAATTGAAGCCACATTTTTATTGTGTCTGCCAGCATTTCATCGATACGTTCTTCACATTGCTTTTCAGTTTCATAAGGACCCCTGTCATCTTTCATTTCAAAACAGGCGTTCTTCATCATCAAGTGACAGCCAATCAAACTTGCATAGAACATGTCTACCTCACTCTACTTCCCCCCAGTTGTCTACGATTGCAGCATCAACCTCAAAGGGTATGTTCAAGTTAGGAACGCAGGTTGTCATGATTTCGACTATCCGGTCTGCTTGTTCCTGACTCTCAATGTTGAAACAAAGTTCGTCATGCACCGTCAGCATGGGGAGCAATCCCTCTGCATAGCAATCAACCATCGCCTTCTTGGTCTGGTCGGCACTTGACCCTTGGATCAACCTGTTTAGTGCCTTGTATGTAAAGGCACGTTTGATGGCAGCTTTACCACCGTATTCTTTCGCCGCTTCTTCTAATTGCATAGGCTTATGAAAACCGTAAGACTTTGGTTGCCACATGTCAAACCTACACTTACGCCCTAGCCAGGTTCTGATATGCCCGTTCGTCTCAGCTTGTCGTGTGGCTAGATCAGCCATGCCTTTCACAAAAGGCACCTTGTCGTGGTACATGCCCAACAGTTCTTTAGCGTCATCTTCTGTGATGTCCATCACACCTGCCAGCTTTCCTCGCCCCATACCGTACATGATACCAAGGTTGACTGTCTTAGCTTGCTTTCGGCTAATGCCAGCTATGTCCGCCACCATCTGATGAAAGTCAGCGTTGCCCTCCTGATACATCCGCACCACGTCATCAATCTGTGGGTGACGATTCGCGCCTTTTAGTGTAGAACAATAGTGGGCAAGCCAGCGCGGTTCCTGTGAGGCGTAGTCAAACGACCCCCACTTGCACCCTTCTTCAGGAATAAACAAGCCACGAATCATCGCTTTGATTTCTGGGTCTCTTGCCGGAATTTGCTGGAGGTTCGGGTTGGACGAAGAAAATCGTCCTGTGACTGTGCCCCCTTCATCTGAACGAAGAGGATTAAAATCACAATGGATACGACCGTTATGCGAATGATCAAGAATAGTTTCGATAAAGGTAGTGTTTGCCTTGTTAAATTCACGAAGGCGTACAATCTTCTGCGCCAGTGGATGCTCATGGTTTGCAAGAAACTGTTTTGTAAAGGACGGCGCATTCGTATTTTCTGTCCTATCGTAGGTCAGCCCGACAGCGTCGAACGCCTTTGCTATAGATGTGGCGACCCACGGTTCCACACTGACTTGGGTAAGATCCTTTATTTCAAGTAGCAGCGCGTCTTCCCTGCGCTTCAGTTCTTTTTGAACCTGCTCTGCTTTGTTAATGTCAACGCGCACACCACGACTCTTCATGTCTAATAGTACAGGAAGTAGATTTGATTCCAAGTCAAAGATACCAGTGCACTCATCCTTAATTAAATCAGCGCGTAGCCTGTCCCATAGACGAAGCGTCACCGCCGCATCCTGTTCAGCGTATGGCCCAACAAAGTGGGCAGGTAATCTCCACATGCCTGCCTTTGCATCCACACCAAATGCGTTAGCGGCTGCTTTTAATATCTTTTCATCCTTGCGTTCACTCAGATATTCTCGTGCCAGTGAGTCAAGGTTGTAGTATAAGCGGTTCTCATTCAGCAAAGGCGCGGCTATCATGGTGTCGATTATCTTTCCTTGAACCTCGATCCCTGCCCAGCGTAGCCATCCTAAATCATACATTGCATTATGCATGACCTTCTCAATCTCTGGTGTCTCTAACTGTTTCTTCAGCCAGTTAAAAACTTTCTTCTCAGAAAACTTTTCGCCAGACTCATGACGGATAGGGTAGTAGCCAACAAAATCTCCAGCGGCAACAGCCACGCCAATAATGTAGCCGTCATCTCTGCACCATCCTGGCCCCAGTGTTTTAATGTTTGGGTCTCTTGTTTCCAAGTCAACGGCAATGCGGTCATAGACTGTCAGGTCTGGAAAGTTTGACGGCGGAGTCCATTGTTTTTCTGGACCCTGTATCGCTGCATCTTTCACATCTAAATCCAAGATGTCCATCTGATACTCATTCGTCATCGTTGATAATCTCCCCACCCAACGCGGCGTAGCCTATGATATCCACCCATGAATCATCTTTGCTGATATCCTCTGACAAACGTGCCAGCTTCAGGCCCACCATACAGGCCACCACTTCTTCAGGCGTGATGTCTTCGTCTAGTTTGTTTGCCAGAATGATAGACCATATCTCTGCAATACGCATGTGGTTCAGCTTGGCAGGTCCATACTCCTTGGCTCTCGGCCCGTTGATTAAACCTTCGGCTGTGTCGAGAAAAAATTTTCTATCTTTCATAGTGCAAATCCATATTGTGATTGTGACTCGATGATATGCAGAGCTTTCTTGGCACGAGTCATACCAACGTAGAACGTACGAATCTCGCCGTCCTGATCTTCGCTTTCAGCGCAGGCCCTAGATGAATCTAAAAGAAGGGCGACGTTATCCGCCTCGCCACCCTTTGCTTTGTGTATTGTTGATATCTTGATCCTCGGCTTGTCCGTCAGGATCTTCTCCCCCCTCTGTCGGGCAGAGGTAATGTATATTCTCTCCCGCTCTGCCACTTTCAATACTTCGTACCAAGGCTTCTCTTTCAAGTCGCTGATAGAGAAGTTCTCTTTTACGTCGTCGAGAAGGTAGGGAATTTCGTTGTCGAGGGTGGCTAGTTTCTTCCTTCCAGATCTGACCACGATATCCGATTTCAATAACGTGGATAATATTTTCAGTTCCGTCGCTGTAGCTGTTAAACCTTTGCATAATTTAAGCCATACCTCTATTCCAGTTAGTACATTGGGTGAGATGGACCAACCAGAACCCTCGCGCCAAAACAGGTAACCCTGCTCCTTGAGGTCTGCTGCAATCTTGTTTGCGATGTAATTTGTTCGAGCAAGGATCAGCCACTCGCCGCTGTTTAGATTGAGGTCCATTATGTCGTGATGCCAGACAACTTGCCCAGCCTCATTTACAGGGGACCACACTTTTGGCTGTCGCACAACCACTCGATTTACTAGAGAATCCGCAATGTTATAGATGTTTCGCGGAAGACGATATGACTTATCTAACACCGTCTTATGATCAGATGCATTTAGAAAATCTCGCACGTCTACACCCATCCAAGAATAGATGCACTGGTCATCATCACCAGCAAAATAGATGCGCTTTGCCCGTGGCTTCAACACCTCATGAACCATGCGCCACTGTAACGGGGCCAAGTCTTGTGCCTCATCGACTATCAGGACCTCCAACCTCGGTCCTTCGCCCTGTGCTATAAAGCGTTCAATCATGTCTACAAAGTCAAGCTTACCTGTGTCGCGCTTATAATCGTGGAGCACCTGCTCCGCAACTTTCACTTGCTGATAGTGCAGGTTCCTGTTGTTGGTGTCACTGAATTGCTGTTCGAGACTGACCTCACGCACCCTAGCTAATTGGATCATGGACAGATAAGCATCACCACTCCTGCCCGGAGAGAAGAGTTGCCCATCAGCCATTGTTAGAGAAGAGTTGGAGGAAAACTCTAACCCCAATATATTGCCAAGTTGCGCGAAGTCAGCCCCTCTGAGCACCTGCCCACGGCTGATACCCAGAAACTGAAAGGCCATTGAGTGTAGTGTACGAAACCAAACCATCTGGTCAGGATTCATACTCAAAGCAGATGCCGCACGAGTCCGCGCTTCATCTGCCGCCTTACGACTGAAGGACACGAACGCTATATCCTCCGGCCTTGTACCATCTTCAAGTTCCTGCTTAACAATAGATATAAGCTTGGTTGTTTTGCCAGTGCCAGGTGGCCCAAAGATTGTAGTCTGCATTAGAACGGCACCTCACTGTCAAGCTCGATGCTCGGCACTTGGACCTCAGTATTGAACATCGGGACCCACCATACACGAGCGTTCTTCCAGTCTCCCTTCGTAGTCTTAAAACTTTTTTGGCCATTGGCTGTGCCGTTGTCGTTCAGTTCCTTTAACCGCTCCTGAATCTGACCACGGCTGTAGCTATCAAACTTCTGGTTGCGTAGAAACTTGAGTAACGCTTCTAACTT